CTTCTTACAAGGTGACATCACAAATAGAAATGGTAGGTGTTATCCTATCGGCACTCTTGATAAAGAAGCTGAAAGATATAACGAAGAATTTATTAAGACTAATCGTGCTTATGGTGAGTTAGGACATCCTGACGGACCAACGATTAACTTAGAAAGAGTTTCCCACATGATTAAATCGCTTTCAAAAGAAGGATCTAATTATATTGGGAAAGCCAAGATTATGGACACTCCTTACGGCAAGATTGTAAAAAGCCTTATTGACGAGGGTGCGCAACTTGGAGTGTCTAGTAGGGGCATGGGAACATTGAAACAAACATCAGAGGTGTTAACGAAGTCCAAGGTGACTTTATGTTAGCAACCGCTGGTGACATTGTTGCCGACCCTTCTGCACCTAACGCATTTGTTAACGGCGTTATGGAAAATGTAGACTGGATTTATGATGCAGCGTCAGGTAACTGGAGAGCACAGAAAGTGATCGAACAGATACAAGCTGCTGGAAATGTTAACTACAGAAACCTACAGGAAAATCAGGTTGCCGCATTTGCAGCTTTCCTAAATACACTGTAGACAATTAATAATATATAAATACTTTATAGAAGTAATATGACTCAATCTCAAAGGAGTAAAAAATGGCTAATGAACTAAATAAGTTCGCTAACGACGAAATCAATGAAGCCGAAGCACAAGTTGAACTTGATGAGTTCAAGGCCAGTGGTGAGGATTCAAGCATTGCTGACCCAGTAAGCACTAAGGACAATAAGAGACCAGCTGATAAGAAGGTATCTTTCACCCCACCTGCGCCTGGTAATGCTAAGGCATCCAACGGTACTGACGTATCAAGCACTGACGGTCTTAATGTAGAGAAAGGTAAATCACCTGCTCGTAAAGCAGATAAGAACGCATCAGACAAACCACAAGCACCTAAAGTTTCAACACCAGGTCAAGGTGGTGTTAAAGAAGACATCGACGCAATCTTTGGTGAGGATCTTGCAGAAGACCTCAGAGAGAAAGCTGAAACTGTATTCGAGGCTGCTGTCAATGCACGCGTAAGCGAATATTCAAACGAACTATCCGAGGCATTCGATTCACAATTGAACGAAGCTAAGGAACAAATGCAAGAAGAGATGGCTGATAAAGTCGATGGATATCTCAACTATGTAGCTGAAGAGTGGATGAAGGAGAATGCAGTAGCAATCGAATCATCTCTTAAAGTTGAAGTAGCTGAATCATTCATGGACGGTCTCAAAGGTCTTATGGAAGCTCACAACATTAAGCTACCAGAAGAAGTTGACACCGATCTACTTGCTGATCTAAATTCTCAAGTTGAAGAATTAGAGGGCAAATTGGAAGAAGAGACTGTTGCTAAGATAGCAGCTATCACAGATATCCAAGCTGCTGAACAAAGATTAATTTTCGCAGAGTCTACTAAAGACCTTGCTGAAACTAAAATTGAAAAACTCCGTGCTCTATCGGAAGGACTTGATTATGATAGTATCGAAGACTATTCTTCAAAGCTAGATATGCTTAAAGAATCATACTTCGGAACTCAAACCGCTGTTGCATCATCTGTCGAAGATGAAGACCCGATTGACCTGGACGAGGAAACTACTCCAGTATTGAAGGAAGGAATGGCAAATTATGCAGCCGCTATATCGCGAACTGTTAGAAAATAACTTTCATATTTTAAAAGGGGAAAACCATGAACTTATATGAAGACTTACAATCTAAATGGCAGCCGATTATTGAGCACAGTGACCTACCTGAAATTTCAGATAGCCACAAGAAATCAGTAACAGCCGTATGTTTAGAAAACACGGAGAAAGCTCTTAAAGAATCTCAGGCATTTAGCCCACAGTCTCTTTTGGAAGCAGCTCCAACAAACGCTACTGGATCAAGCGTAGATAACTACGACCCAGTATTGATCAGCCTAGTACGTAGAGCAATGCCTAACTTGGTCGCTTATGACCTCGTTGGTGTACAGCCAATGACTGGACCTACTGGTTTAATATTTGCTATGAGAAGCAGATACACTAACCAATCTGGTACTGAAGCATTCTACAACGAAGCAGACACAGCACATTCAACTCAGGTTGATGACGTAGCTAACACCTTAATCGGTGGAGCTGACGCTGGTAACGTTGGTACTCAGCCTTCAGGCGATGACAGTACTTACAACTTTGCTGGTGGTATGACTACAGCTAAAGCAGAAGCTTTAGGTGATGCGTCAGGTAACGCTTTTGCTGAAATGGCTTTCTCAATCGAGAAAATTGCTGTTACAGCTAAGTCAAGAGCTTTGAAAGCTGAATACTCAATGGAACTTGCTCAGGATCTTAAAGCCATTCATGGTTTGGATGCTGAAACAGAACTTGCTAACATTCTTTCTACTGAGATCCTTGCGGAAATCAACAGAGAAATCGTTAGAACTGTAAACTTGGTTGCTGTAACAGGCGGACAAGAGAACACAACTACTGCCGGTACATTTGATCTAGATACAGATTCAAATGGAAGATGGATGGTTGAGAAGTTCAAAGGACTTATGTTCCAAATCGAAAGAGAAGCTAATGAGATTGCAAAAGGCACTCGTAGAGGAAAAGGTAACATCATGTTATGTTCTTCTGACGTTGCTTCTGCACTTCAAATGGCTGGCGTATTAGACTATACTCCTGCTCTTAACTCTAATAACCTATCTGTTGATGATACTGGCTCTACTTTTGCTGGTGTACTTAACGGTAGAATCAGAGTATTCATCGATCCTTATTTCGCAGCAGCTAGTGGTGTACACTACATGACTGTTGGTTATAAAGGTTCTTCAGCATTTGATGCTGGACTTTTCTACTGCCCATACGTACCATTACAGATGGTCAGAGCAGTTGGTGAGAACACTTTCCAACCAAAAATCGGATTCAAGACTCGTTACGGCGTAGTTGAGAACCCATTTGCGAGAGGAACAAGTGCCTTATCAGCAGCTGGTGCATTAGATGATAATGCTAACAAGTACTACAGAAGAGTATTGATTAACAACTTAATGTAATCG